CGCTCTATTCCCTATATCCCAAACGCCACCCAGCGTGGCCGTAACTGGCCATGATTCGCCCCGACTGGAAACGATCACGCCCGACCATGCCGAAACGCGCGCCGATGAAATTGCTGGGTTCGCACAAGACGTACTAGGCATTGAGTTATTACCGTGGCAGTACCGCGTGGCCTCTGGGTTTACGGCCATGGACGAAGCCGGCGATTACTTGCGTCGTATTGGTTATTGTTCGGTAGCGCGCCAGAACGGCAAGTCTCAATTAATGGCCGCATGCCTAGGACATTTTTTAACGGTTGAGGCCCCGCGTAGGGGTACGCCCCAGGTGGTTATTTCGGTAGCGCATAAATTGGACCTGGCCGTTTCTATGTTTAAGTATCTCGCCCCGTTATTGGAGGTTCGCTACGGGGCTAAGGTTTCATGGTCTTACGGACGTAATGAATTAGAAATTCACGTACCTAATCCAGAGACTGGCCAAATGACAGGCCCCCATAGGTGGCTAGTCCGCGCGGCGACACCACAGGCGGGCCACGGTTACAGCGCCGATCTAATTTTACTTGATGAGATCTGGAGCATTTCCGAAGCGGCGATAGACGAGGGACTACTTCCGACACAACGCGCCCGTAAGAACCCGCTATGCCTAATGTTCTCTACCGCCGGTACCGAAGCCAGTACGGCTATGATCCGTTGGCGATCACAAGGCCTACGCCAAATAGACGCCGGCGATATTGGCCCTATGTATTTCGCGGAATGGTCACCACCTAGTTCGGTGGATCCTATGACCGTTGAGGCCTGGCAATACGGAAACCCCAGCATGGGTTATTTCTTACCCGTCTCTGTTCTAGAAGCAGAGGCTAAAGCACCAAACCGCCAGGCGTTCCTACGCTCCAGCGTAAACCTATTTACCTCTACCGCTAACGGGTGGTTAGAACCTGGCATATTCGCCGGCTGTCATACGTACGACGATCTACCGCCAGGGGGAGTTTTAAGCGTGGACAGTTCTACAGATTCGGCGCATTACGTCGGGGTTCGCGCTGTGCAAATGGGCGACAAGGTAGCGGTAACCGTTGAATTCCAGGTAGACAATTTGGCCGCATGTTGGAAGAATATCGAGACGCTACTAACAAACCAAAAAACGTTATTTCTGTCCATTCCCCCGTCGTTAGAAATGTCCTGCCCGCAGAAATGGGAACGCCGGCGAAATATTGTAGGGTTTCGCGAGTTGGGCAAATGGACGCAGTACGTCCGATCGCTTATTACTGAGGGCCGGCTAGTTCATACTGGCGAAGTGACACTTACCGAACATGTAGAGCGCGCCGTCGCGGTAAAAGTGCAGTCCTCGTTTAGTCTTTCGTCGGCTCGTTCGCCTGGGCCTATTGAATTGGCGCGCTGTATGGTTTTCGCCGCCGCGCAGGCGTCGCGTACAGTTAGCAATAGGAAACCTGCGCTAGTTGTGATCTAGCACTAGCATTAGTTCGCGCTAGCGGTGGGCGGTTCGTCGGGGACAGGTCCGCCGCTAGCGTTCCCCCATTACGCCGTTGTTCTGCCCTACACTTTCGCTATGGCTCTATTCTCGCGTAATAAAACCGCCGCTATGGCTACTTCAATGGAACCACCCGTTAAGGCCGCAGTCGGATATAACGCTGGCGTTAGCCAGATTGGATTTTTCCCCGCTTATATCGACGGCGACGCGCGCGCCCGCGCCATGTCCGTACCTACGATCTCTCGCGCCCGTGACCTGATCGCGTCTATGTTCGCCTGTCTCCCCGTTCAGTTTTACCGTGAACAATGGAACGGTGAAGAAATGGAACCGTACGAAATTGCCCCGCGCGCCTGGGGCCGTCGTATGGACCCAACAGTTACAAATAACTTCCTAATGGCGTGGACATTTGACGATTTATTCTTCACGGGTAGGTGCTTCTGGCACGTCCAAAGTAGAACGACCGATGGCTTCCCCGCGTCATTTACACGCCTACCCGCCGCCATGGTTACAACAATGGACCAGGCGGGGCCTGTATGGTTCGGCCCGTCTAACGAAATTCTCTTTAACGGGCTACCCGTGGATTCCCGCGACGTAATCCAATTCATTAGCCCTATTCAAGGAATGCTATACACGTCTGCCCGTACCATTTCTACGGCACTAGCGTTAGAAAATTCAGTAGAGCGAAACGCCAGATCGGCCATACCGGCGGGCGTATTGCGCCAGGTCGGAGGCGAACCGTTAAGCCCAGCCGAACTAGGCGAAATGGCCCACGCATTTAACGAAGCCCGCATGACAAACCAGACCGCGGCGTTAAACGAATTCCTAACCTACGAAGCCACAACGGCAACGCCCGACAAAATGCTATTGGTAGATTCTCGCCAGTTCCAGGCGCTTGAATTAGCGCGCGTCGCTAATATCCCGCCGTATCTGGCCGGTATCGCTGTAGGCGGATACCAATACCAGAACGCCGAACAGGCTAAGCAGGACCTCTACCTATTTGCGGCTAAAAACTTTATCCAATGTTGGAATGAGACAATGAGCGCCGACAACGTATTACCCCGCGGAACATTCGTACGCCTAGACGTCGATAGTTACCTAGAAGAACTAAAAGTAGGCGAGGGAACGCTAGAAATTCGCGACGATATTGAGACACCCGCCCCACGATCACAGAACCCAACGAATAACGAAATGGAAAACGACTAATGGAAATTTTAAGATTCAACCCCCACCCCGTCACCATTGACGCAATGGCCGGCGACGAAACCCCTAGGCGTACGATCATGGGACTAGCGGCGCCATATGGCGAAGAGGCTGTGACCATGGACGGGACCCGCGTAAAATTTGCCGCTGGATCACTTCCCACGGACGGACGCGCGCCTAAGTTGCTCCAGTACCACGACACAAGCCGCCCTATTGGCCTTGTTACCGAACGCGTAGAGGTATTGACTGGCGACGCGCCAGGTATGTATTTCGCCGCTCGTATTAGTGACGTTCCAGAGGGTACGGCCGCGCTCACGTTGGCCATTGACGGCGTACTAGACGGGGTTAGTGTTGGCGTGGTACCTACCGAATGGACATACGACGACAACGGAACAATGATCGTTACGGCCAGTACCTGGAACGAATTATCTATGGTGCCAATGCCGGCGTTTGATTCCTCGCGTATCCACCAAATAGCCGCGCAAGCGGGTAATAATGAAGAACAGACGGAACCCGACGCCGTGGACCCAGAAGAAAACGAACCAGAGGAGAACCCAGAAATGGCCCAGAACGTTGAAACCCCAGAGCCTATTGAGGCTTCCACCCCCGTAACGCCACTCTGGGCCGCTGCCCGTGGTCATGCGCCTAAGTTGCCTAGCCCATCGGAATATATGGTCGCATTTGCGGCAGGTTCTACCGCGTTTGCCGAAATGAACGCGCGCATTTCCGCCGCCGCTCCAGACATTACGACCACTTCAACGCCTGGCATTTTGCCAGAAATTATCGTCGGGAATGTCTACGATTCGCTTAACCCGATCAGGCCTTTCGTTAGCGCTATTGGTACTCGTGCCATGCCCCAGGCAGGCGCTACATTCCGCCGCCCAAAAATTGGTACCCGCCCAGTTGCTACACAGCAGAGCGCGGAACTTGCAACGCTTGACCCATCAACAGTAACGGTGACAAATACGGACGTTAGCAAACTGACTTTCGGTACATACGTGGTGATGTCGGAACAAGATATCGACATGACGGACCCCGCATCGTTGAATATCGTTCTTGAACAGTTGGCTATTGCCTACGGCCAGGCAACAGACAACTACGCAGTAGATCAACTCACCGCCGGTACTACACAGTCCGAAACCGTCGTAGACCTGTCAAGCCCTGCCGATTGGATTGAAGCGATCTACGGCGCCGCCTACCAGATTTCTAACGGTTCTAACTACTTGCCTACTCATTGGGTCATGAATCCAATTACCTGGGCAAAACTGGGAATGCTTACCGATACAACAGGACGCCCAGTATTCCCAACAGTCGGACCAATGAACGCAAGCGGCACACAGTCCGCTAACTCATGGAACGGCAACCCTCTGGGCCTTACCCTTGTGGTTGATAAGAACATGTCAGGCGGCACAGGCGCAGGTGGCCTTCAGGGCATTATCGGACACGCCGCAGGCGCAGGCGCAGGCTTTGAATTTTATGAACAGCAACGCGGAGCCGTGACTGTACAGCGCCCATCTATTCTCGGTTTCGAGATTGCCTGGCGTGGCCTTGCGGCCTGTTACATGGCAGACGCCACGAAGTTCGTAAAACTCGTCAAGTCCTAAACCGAAAGGCGGGTAGCCGCTATGGCGGTTTATTCAATAACCCACCACCAAAGGTTAGATAACTACGTAGTAGTACAACTACTCACTACGTCCGATATTGAGGTAGGCCAGTCCGTCACGCTTGCGGGCCTGGGCCACGGCATGAACGGGACACATACCGTCGTAGCCCTACCGGCCTACCTCTTTATTGGCGTTAGCGAAGAGGGCGATCTACGGACGGACCCCGCGTACATTATCCCTAATCAGGTAATGGTTTACGACGCCGGCGACGATATTGAACGTTCGGCAGTTATTCCTAACGGTACTTTGACCTATGCGCCTGTCTGCACGTGGATTACCGCTACAGACGTTGAGGACTGGCTAGGTATTGGAACTGCAACGGCATTAGATCAGGCATTCCTAACTCAATGCGCGGCGGCCAGTTCGCAGTTTTGTTATCGACGCAGAGCAGAGGCTAATTACTTTGACAGTTTGACTACTGCACCTAATAGCGCCGTTAAATTGGGAACTATTCAATATGCCGGCGCGCTTTATAGGTCCCGTGGTTCTATCGGGGATAGTTTCGCGTCATTTGACGGTATGGGCAATACCGCCTATACGGGCCTGTCTGCCATGGTTAAACAGTTACTGGGGATTGACCGCCCAGGGTGTGCCTAATGGCCGTAGTTGCTTATACAGACCTATTTAACGAGTGTCTAGACGATCTAGCCGCGAAAATTGGAGCCATTACTGGCGTTACTGTTGTAACCGATCCGCGAAACCTTGCGCCACCATGCGCATTTATTGACGCCCCAACCTTTGACGCCTTTAACGGCAACATTGTAAAAATGACGTTCCCCGTTCGCATTATCACGCTAGGACCTGGCAACCTTGACGCCCAGCGTTCACTAATGAACCTCACGTCTAAACTGTTAGGCGCAAACTTAGGCGTATTATCGGGCCGGCCTACCGTGGCTATTCTGGGCGGTACCGAAATGCCCGCCTACGATCTGCAAATTTCTATGCAGGCTCAAACTAGTTAGGAACGCCCGTGTTTATTATTCTTTCCGAACGTTTAGGTACTGTTGGGGCGTCGTTTGACGTTGAGGCCGCTAAGGCTAAGGGCTACAACATTAACGCCCTAATAGCCGGCGGTTTCATTGGTGAGGATTCCCCCATTAAGGCACCTAAGGCGAGTAAGGTAACCCCTAAGACCGACAAGACAAAGGACTAACCCAATGGCTACTAGCACCATTCTTTCCAACCCAGTAGTAACCGTAAACGCCGTCGACCTTACTGATCAATGTACAAGCGCGAGTTTTACGGAACGCTACGCTGAACTTACTGCCACCGCGTTCGGAGATTTATCTAACAAGTACGTCAAGGGCTTAGGCGACCATGAGGTAGTGCTAACTCTTTATATGTCTTACGCCGCGTCCGAAACATACGCCACCCTTAAGGACCTCGTAGGCACTACTTGTACGGTCATCGTTAAGCCAGCAGTAGGTGCAGATTCCGCAACTAACCCAGGGTTTACCCTTACCGGCGCATTTCTCGCAGAGTTGCCGCATACGTTCGCCATGGGAGAATTGTCAAGTATTGACGTGACGTTCCACGGGGGCGTTTACAGCGCGGACGTAACCGCCTAACCCCTAGGACCCGAAAGGCCCCGACATGAACATAACCCTACGCGTCACCCGCAACGGTGAAACCTACGACGTAACAACGAACCTTATGGTTACCGTCCTCTGGGAACGGAAATTTAAGGCTCGCGCATCCGATCTCGCTACTGGCGTATCAATGGAAGCCCTGGCCTATATGGCGTTTGAGGCTTCCAAAATGAACTCAATAGTTACGCCTGTCGCGTTTGACGATTTCTTAAAGTCCGTTGAAAACCTAGAAGTGGTGGACAATGAACCCGCAAACCCTACCCAGCCGGCACCTATCGCCGGCAACTAGCCGAACTACTAGTAGCGGTTCATTACTGGCCGCCGCAACTGCAATTTGATACGCGCGACATGGCAACGGTTATAGACGTTTTAGAGAAGCAGAGGCGCGAACATGCCCGTAACAGGTGATTTCCAGGTATTCGGTATTCAAGAAGCGTTAAAAGAAATTAACGACTTTGACAGGGTTTTTAGACGGCAAATTACTACCGATTTACAACAGGGCGCTGGTACTGAAATAGTCCAGCAGGCCCGCCAGTTTGTCCCTACAGAGCCACCGCTTACAGGTATGGCCCGTGGAGCCATGATTAAAGGACGTAACGACACCACGTTTAGCGTTCAACGTGTAAGCGCTGGAATTCGTACCCTGGTAGCGAAACGCGCTAGTAAAGAACGAACCGTTACTTTTACCCGTCCGCTATACCTTGACGGGCGAGTAGTTAAGGGCGCCTATACCCAGACCGTTGATTTTAAGGCTCGCCCGTTCGCTCTACTGACTGCCCAGCAAAAAGACGCCGCGGGCGCCCTGTGGGATCATGCCGGCGTTAATGAACGTAGCCAATTCGTGCAGAACCTAATTGCGTATGGACAACAGAGGGAAGCAGAGGCACCGCGCGCCCTAGCGCAAGGCGTAGGCGAGGCCATGCCTACCGTAGAAATTGAAGTATCAAAGGTTCTAGACCGTGTAAGTGAGAAACTAAACAAGAACTTACGACTGGAGCAAACCCGCTAATGGCTATCAATATTCCAATTATCTCTAGCCTGGATACAAAAGGTTTCGACAAGGCTAAACGCGAATTCGCAAACCTGGAGGGCGTTGGGGCTAAGAGTGCATTTGCATTAAAGAAAGCCGCGTTACCTGCGGCGGCGGCCGTTGGCGCTTTAGGCGTTGCCGCGTTTGATGCCGCTAAAGGCGCTATGGAAGATGCCGCCGCACAAGCCCAATTAACCCAGACAATTAAAAAAAATACGACGGCCACAGATGCCCAAATTTCCGCTAACGAAAAATGGATAAGCACCCAGGGCAAACTATTAGGCGTAGCCGATGACGAACTACGCCCCGCCCTAGCGAAACTAGTAACCCAAACTGGATCAGTTACTAAAGCGCAAGAATTAGCCGCTTTAAGCATGGACGTCGCCGCGGCAACTGGTAAGCCTTTATCTGTTGTTACGGACGCGGTAGCACGTGCGGCAGGGGGCCAGGTTAAAGCCCTAGCCAAATTAGACCCGAAACTAAAAGGCCTTATTAAAGAGGGGCTAGACGCAGAGGGCGCCATGTCCGTACTGGCGGACACGTTCGGAGGTGCCGCCACCACGAAAGCAAATACCGCCCAGGGACAATTTCAACGCCTGCAACTATCGCTAGCCGAAACTAAAGAAACGATCGGCGCCGCGCTACTACCGATTATTGAAAAAGTGCTACCCGTCCTAACCACGTTCGGAAACTGGGCTAGCGAAAATACCGCCGTATTCCTAACCGTCGCCGGCGTAATTGGCGGTATTGCCGCCGCAGTTCTTTTAGTCAATGGCGCTATGACCGCCTGGACAGCCATTACGACAGCCTTTACAGCAGTGCAGGCCGCATTTAACGCGGTTATGGCAGTAAACCCGATTGTTTTAATCGTTGTCGGAATTGGCCTTTTAATTGCCGCGCTTGTCATTGCTTATAAGAAATTTGAGGGTTTCCGAAACGTCGTAGACAGCGTGTTTAGTTTTATTAAAACGGCGGTTAGTGGCGGGTTTGATTTCTTTAAGGGTTATATCGAATTTGTCCTAGGTATCTATAAAGGCATTTTTAATGGCGTCGCCAAAATTTGGAATAACACGATAGGAAAACTCTCGTTTAAGGTCCCAGGTTGGGTGCCAGGGTTTGGCGGTAAAGGGTTTGACGTACCGAATATCCCAATGCTCGCGGAGGGCGGAATCGTGACAGGCCCTACGCTAGCCATGATCGGAGAGCGCGGACCCGAGGCCGTCGTACCGCTGGATCGTTACCGCGGTGGAGGCGGGGACATTTACGTAACCGTACAAGGCGGGGACCCTAACGCCGTCGTAGACGCGCTACGCCGATACCAGCGCCAAAACGGCTCTATTCCTATTCGCGTGGCGTCCTAATGCCATACGTATATACCGCGGAATATTCAAACGATCAAATAACCTGGACGGCGCTAAGCAACGTACAAAGCCTGTCGGGTTTTATTGGCCGGCAAAAATTAGTAGACACGTTTGAACCGTCCCGTATGTCGGTATCCATTAGATACCCAAACGGCTACGCGTCACCTATCACCGCGCTAACTGTCGGGACCTGGGTAAGGATTAAACGAACGGGCGCCACGTACGAATTGTGGCGGGGCCGTATCCGTAACCTAAGTGTTTCCTATGGAATCCCATACCAGGGGGGCGTAGGAAACGCAGACTTTCTTAACCTTGAACTAGAGGGCGCACTGGCCGAAATGGGCCGCGCCCAGGGTAACGATCAGGTCATAACAGAAGACCTAGTTTTTTACTTATTAGGCGATATCACTACTTACACGGGGCTAACTATTGGCACCACGTTTACCGTTGGCAATAGCCCGACGCTCTCCACGTCTACCGTTTCTAGTTCCTACGCCCAGTATCTAAACACGCTTGCCAGTTCTGTAGGCGCCACCATTAAGGACGGGTCTAACCAGGTAGGGGTTTATACAAAGGATTTTAATGGTTCTTTGCCGGTCTCATTCTCTGACGTTGCCAATAACTCCACTAACCAGGTTTACGACGGTATTGAGTTTGACAATATCGCCGCCGATTTCTATACGCAGGTAGAGGTAAATACCGCAACGGTAGGAAACGTTGTAGTTAGTCAAGGTTCCCCGCCCTACCGAACCCTACGAATTGACACTATTAACGTCAATACTGGCCAGGCGTCCGACGTGGCTAACTACTACCTAGGAATCTTTAACCCGCCATCGTTTGGAATCAACCAGATCACGTGCCTAGCAGAGGCACAAAACAGCATGAACCTAGAACTGGGTTACGCCTGGTACGACATTATCGGCTATAGAACTAACGTTACTTTTAGAGGCCAGACGTACTACATGACCATTCTGGGCGCGTCAATTGACGCCACTCCAGACAGCGCCCGCTACACGTACTACCTGGCGTCTGCCGATCTAAACCCGTACCTAATCCTGGACGACCCCGTTTACGGAATCCTGGACCAAAATAAACTAAGTTGGTAGCA